GGTCGCGCAGCAGCGGTCCATATACCTAGGCACAAATTTTTAGACAGCCGGTTGTGCTGATATCATTGAGGAATTTGGATGGCAACGATTGCTGAGGCCGCCGACCACATCGTCATGTCGGAAACGCGCTTCAAGCAACTGTTAGATCAGGGTGTTCTCAATCGGCGCGAACGAAATGGCTACGATCTGAAAGAGGTCCGCGAGGCCTATATTCGCTACGCCAGATTGGCCGCCCAAGGGCGCGCTGAAAAGAAGCCGGGTAACCTCGATCTCGCCGAAGAGCGCGCCAAACTGGTCGAGCAACAGACCGAAACTGCGGCGTTCAAGTTGGCAGTGTCCCGGGGCGAATACGTGCTCGCCAAGGAAGTCACCGCCGCTTCTGAAGCCGTCAACGGCGTGATCCGCGAGAAGATTCTGACCCGATCTGGAAAGCTCACCGACGCGCTGACGATGCGCGAACGGTCGGATGTTGCGCGCATCCTGCACGCTGAGGACATCGAGATTTTGAATGAGCTATGTGACCCCATCACCTATATCCGCGTTGCAGGCAGTCTTGAAGGCGACGCTGATCTTTCAGCCGCCTCCAGACCTCAGTCTGATTCAATGGGCGGACACCTACCGGTTGGTAGCTGCGAAGACGTCGGCGACGCCCGGGCGCTGGAGGACTGACGCACAACCTTGCGCCTATGGCCCAATGGCTGCGGTGGTCGATGTCGAGACGCATACGGTTTCGGTGATGGCCGCAACCCAGCTCGTCAAGACCGAGCTGCTGATCAATGTCTGCGGCTACTACATCCATCAGGACCCTTCGGCGATCATCTTCGTCCAACCTACGCAGGGCAAGGCCGCCGAGTTTTCCAAGGAACGCTTCGCGCCGACCGTTGAGGTGTCGCCGGCATTGCGCAAGCTGGTCGAGCCGCCCAAGGCACGCGACTCCGAGAACACGATCACGCACAAGGAATTTCCGGGCGGCGTGCTCAACTTCGTCGGGGCCAATAGTCCGAGTGATCTGGCATCACGCCCTGCCCGCATCATTCTCTGCGATGAGATCGACAAGTATCCACCGAGCGCCGGCAGTGAGGGTGATCCTCTGAAGCTGGTCGAGGAACGCGCGTCCACCTATCGCGCTCTGGGCCGTGCCAAGTTCGTCCGGACATGCTCGCCGACCGTCGAGGGCGACTCGCGTATCGAACGAGAATACAAGGCTAGTGATCAGCGCCGGCTGTTCGTCGCGTGTCCGCATTGTGATTTCGAACAGGTGCTGACTTGGGCGCACATGCGTTGGGATCACGATGAGGCTGGCGTATCGTTGCCTGACACCGCCGCGTTGCGTTGTCAGGAATGTGGCTCGATCTGGACTGAGCGCGAACGTGTCTCCGTGCTCGATGCCTTGCGCACCGCGCCCGGATATGGCTGGAGGCAAACCGCGGAATTCTCATGCTGCGGCAAGAAGCATACGCCCTCGATCTGGAACGATGAGGGGCGCTCGCTCTGTCCGTTGTGCGAAATGCAATCGCCCTATGCTGGGCACGCTGGATTCCATGTCTCCAAGCTCTACAGCAAGCGACATCGCATGCCGGAAGTGGTGCAGGAGTTTCTTGAAGCCAAGGCCAACGCGTCAGAGCTGCAGAAGTGGACCAACACCGCGCTTGCCGAGCTGTGGAAGCCTGCAGATACAGAGTCGTTTTCAAGCGCATCGTTGATTGCGCGCGCCGAGAATTACGACGGCGACGATCTGCCGGAAGCCGTCAAGGTCATCACTGGTTTCTGTGACGTGCAGGGTGATCGACTGGAGATTCAATTGATTGGCTGGGGCGCTGATGAGGAAGCGTGGCCGTTCCAGTACACGATCATCAATCAAGACCCCGCGCAACCTGCAGCGTGGCAAGAGCTAGACGTGTTGCTGCGCTCGAAATTCTACACGACCACGGGCCGCGTCATGCGGATCGCTGCATTCGGAATCGATACAGGTGGTCATCATGGAGCGCAGGTTTATTCTTTCTGCCGTTCTCGCCGTGCTCGCCGCATTTTCGCTTGCCAAGGTTTTGCTGGGCCGAAACCGGTATGGCCGGGTCGGGCATCGCGTTCGAAATTGAACGATCCGTTTTACGCAGTCGGCGTCGATACCGCGAAAGAACAAATCTATGCGGCGTTGAACATCACGCCACCAGAGCCGGGCATGCGTAAGCCGGGCTTCATTCACTTTCCGACCGCAGAGAATTTTGGTCCTGAATATTTCGCGCAGCTCAACAGTGAGCGCCGACAGATTCACAAACGCATGGGTCAATCGATCACGCGATGGGTGAAGATCAGGGATCGTAACGAAGCGCTTGATACTTTCGTCGGCGCGCTCGCTGTTCGTCGCTCATTGCCGCGCTACATCGTCGATGAGCTGGAATACTCGATCACTTTGCCTTCGGACGATGCCAAAGCAGCCGAGAATATGCCGGCCGCTGTCGTTCACGAAGCACAACGCTATCAGAACGTATCAGAACCAATCAAATCGAGCTGGATCGGTAGCAAACCGGGCTGGATGCGACCTAATTGAGGGTAAATCGATGTCGGTTTTCACACTTCGTCAGTACGAAGACTTGCTTGCGATCATCGCATCGGGCGCTCAATCCGTTTCGTATGATGGCAAGTCGGTGTCGAACAGGTCGCTGGCTGATCTCTTGTTCCTGTTGAACAAGATGGGTGACGATCTTGGTGTCACTCCGCGTCGCTCATCGACCATTCTTGCTGCTCATGATCGTGGATTCATCGGCGGTAATGAGGCTGCGGACGATACTTTGATCTCCGGTTATTGATCCCGTCGATGAATGTACTCGATAGGGTTGTCTCCTACTTCGCTCCGGAGCGTGGATTAGCACGCGTGCGCGCGCGTAGTGCGATTCGTATTTACGAGGGGGCCACTGCTGGCCGGCGCGCGTCGTCATGGCGCGCGCTGGGCACCAGCTCCAATGCAGAATTGCAATCTGCTATCCGACCGTTGCGTGATCGCTCGCGCGATCTCGCGCGCAACACGCCACATGCCGCGCGCCTGCTTGATGTCATGGTGGCGCATCTGGTCGGTAATGGTCTGATCCCGATTTCATCGACGGGGAAAGACAAGATCGATGCACAGGTTCAAGACCTCTGGGAAGATTGGGATAATCAAGCCGACGTGACTGGTCGCCTGTCGTTCCGTGCAATGCAGGGTCTTGCCGTTCGTTCGATGATCGAGTCTGGCGAGATCGTTGCGCGCTTGGTTGATCGACCGCTCGAAGAAAAGCCGGGCATGACGAAACGGATTGTGCCGTTTCAGGTCCAACTACTTGAAGCCGATTTTATCGATCAGTATCGCGATGGCATTTATGGCGATATCGCTACGCCAGAATCGGTTGTCCGATCTCGTTTGGGTGTGGCGCTCGGTGACTATGACAAGGTCGTTGGCTTGTGGCTGTGGCCCTATCATCCGGGCGAGCTGACAACGATGAACCTGAAGCCCATGACTTCCGAGTTGATTCCCTACTCCGATCTCATGCACGTCTTCAAGATGCAGCGGCCGGGACAGGTTCGCGGCGTTCCTTGGTTCGCACCGATCTTGACAACGGCGCGCGACCTTTCCGATTTTATCGATGCCGCCAATGTCAAGGCGCGCGTCGAGGCGTGTTTCGCGGCGTTCATTACCAACGATGATGCGAACGCTCCGATTCTGGATGAAGCAAACTCTGGTTATGCTCAACCATACGACGCGTCGAATCCAGATGCGATGGTTTCGATGCTTGAACCGGGCATGATGAAAGAATTGCGCGCCGGTCAGGATATCAAGTTCGCGAATCCGACCAGTACATCGCAGATCGAACCGGTACTGCTTTATAATTTGATGGGCATGGCGGCGGGTGTCGGTTGCACCTATGACCAGATCGCTGGTGATCTGCGGCAAGCCAACTACTCGTCATTGCGCGCCGGCAAGATTGAATTCTGGCGACTGATCACACAGCAGCAAGAGCTGACGATCATTCCGCAGCTCTGCCAACCGGTTTGGGATCGCTTCATTGCGCGCGCGATCCTCGCTAACTACCTGCCGGCTCGCAAGGGCGGTTATCCTTGCGAGTGGGTCACGCCCGCGCATGAGGCTATCGACCCGAAAAAGGATTTGGATGCCGAGCGCAACGAGGTTCGCGCCGGCCGCATCTCGCCGCAGCAATTCATCGCCAGCAAGGGCAACAACTGGCGCACCATCGCCAAGGATATCAAGGCGTGGAATGAGCTGCAGGATGCCAACGGTCTGGTGGCGGATATCGACCCGCGCAAGACCGACCAGAGAGGCCGCCCGCCTCCAGCCGCTCCAGCGGCTGGGGCACCGGTTGCCGCCGATCCGAACGCTCCAGACCCGGCCCAAGCGCACGCGGCACACATGGCAGCGCTCGACACTCAGGACGCTCAGGACGACGCGGACGACGCTCAGGACGCTGCTGACGAAAAGGATTCGTGATGCCTGCCCTCCCGCGAGACTGGATCGTTGAGCGGGTCCCCGGGGCTGGCATCCTTGCGCGCAATGGCCTATATCGCGAATGGGACCCTGACCAGCCGCGCGACGATGATGGCAAATGGTCCGGTGATGGTGGCGGCGGCGGTGATGGAGGTGGCGGCGATGGCGGAAGTACCGGCGGATCAAGCGGCGGAAAAGACACCGGAAAAGAAGCCGGAAGCGGAAAAGGACTCACGCCATCTAGCGGGGGTTCTGGAAGCGTACCCGCAACTTACTCCGGACGAAGCCCGGGAAATGATCAAGGAGCTAGGCGGCTAAGCGGCGCGTCGATTCGGCGCGTCTTCACGCCGACCGAAGAACATCAGGCGGCTCTCACCGAGCACGCCGCAACCCCTCTCACCTTTAACGAGTTGGTTAACAACAAGGCCGGCGCTACTGTTTTCCATCGTCTGATTGACGAAGCCAAGGGCTCCAGCAAGTACGGCGCGGCTGTCACGCTCTATCCCGTCGAGGATTATGAGCATGTCAGGTTGTTCGTGACTCCTGATGGCGATGTCGGATTTGCGCTCAAGGGCGACGACATCGTTTCCCTGTTCAAGCATTCCGATTCCGAACACGCAAACATTGTGGACGCGGTCTTGCCACTTGCGGTTCAAGAGGGCGGCCGAAAACTCGACTGCTTTGATACGGTCTTGCCAGTCCTGTACGGCAATAATCATTTCACCGCCGTTTCGCGTACCGCCTTCGATGAACAGTATCAGCCGCCCGGCTGGGATAAAGAGCTGTTCGGCAAATTCAACGGCGGCAAGCCCGACGTCGTTTTCATGAAATACGATCCTGCCGCGAAGCCTTACAAGGCTGGCGATGGCAAGATGTATCCGAGTTATGATGAAGCCGCTGCTGCTGTTGTGACAGGCGGCGAATATTCTCCGGGTCTCAAGGCGGTCGATGATCACGCCGCGATCTCCGCGACAAAGACCAGTTGGATTGAGTCGTCACCTCACGCAACGGTCGATGATCTCATTGCTTCAGCGCCGGCCGCACAATCGCAACTCGGGTCTGTCGGTCGCCAGATCGCGACGACACTTGGAGTCGAATTCAAAGACCCGGGCGTCAAGACCAAAAGTCAAAGAGGGATTGATCGCGTCGCGACGAAAATGGCCGACCGTGGCGGCAAGGCCTCTGCAGTCACCGATGTCGTGCGTGGCGCTTTCATCGTGACCGATCCGAAACAGAGCGACGCTATCGCTGCGGAGCTTGCAAAACATTTCGAGGTGACGCTGGAGAATTGGCGCACAACGAATCTCGGGTACATGGATCGCGCCGCGCTGGTCAAATTCGATAACGGCATGATCGGAGAGATTCAGTTTATGAGTCCGGAAATGTCGAACGCGAAGTCTGACAAGGGCGGAAATGGTCACGGGCTTTATGTCGAGTGGCGCGCGCTCGATCCAACTAATCCAATCGAAAAGACTCGGGCTGATGAATTGATTGCGCAGATGCGCGCGCTGTACGGTGCAGTCAGTGAAGCTTATTCGCCAGAGTGGAAAGCTGCAGCCGGCAAGTCTGGTAGCTGACCGAACTTTTCAAACTCTGCCATGCTCAACAGGGCGGCCGAGTTGTTGACCTCTGCGGCGTTCATGGTCTTCCAAGCGCCATTGATCAGAACCCACGCCTCATAAAGCGTAAACCGAGCCGGAAACGACTCAAACGATCCATAATTAACCTGCATTTTCAATCCCTTACCTTGGTTCCCTCCGGGGAATGTGAACAACAGCACTCAATATAGGTGCTCAGGGCTTGAAATGCCACGGAGATCACCATCATGGCTAACGCTAGACCACGCGGCTGGAATGCCGGCGCAACCGATACGCGCTTCGCCGATGTATCGCCGTCGAGCTACGACAAGAAAGCCCATTCCGTCGAATGCGTGATCTCCATGGGTTCGCCTGTCGTGCGTTTCTATGGCACGGAAGTTTTGCGGATCGATGATAAGTCGGTTGACCTTGAGCGTATGAAGAATGGCAGCATGATCCCGCTGCTCGACTCTCACCAGTCTGGCGGGATCGCCAATGCTCTTGGGCGCTTCAGTGATACGTGGATCAAGCGCGGCGCGCTGATGGGCCGCATCATTTTCAACCAGACTCCGAACGGTCAACTTGCTGAAGGTATGGTCGAGCGCGGCGAGATCGCGGGAATTTCCGCAGGCTATCAAGTCCGCGAATGGGAAATCAGCGACGCTGAAGGCAAGGTACTTGATCCCGACAATTCGCAAATTCGCTGGGAAGACAATTTGACTTTCACCGCAACGCGGTGGGCGCTTCATGAGGGGTCGCTGTGCTCGGTGCCGGCTGACTCTCTTTCCGGTATTCGTTCGTTCGGGTCAGGCGTTGATCGCGCCCTCCCGCAAGTTGATGAGCTGCGCCATGGTGCAATCCGGATCACCAAACGTTTCGGCGACTGCTCAATCTCCTACGACTATCCGGACCTTCGGCAAGCAAAGCCCAACCTGATTGATGTACGCGCCCGCATGCAGGCACGGCAGACCATCAGTGACCGGATGTCGCAAGCCTAATTCAACTTAACTTCTACTCGTCCCGGCCCGGCTCGCATTCGCGCGCCGGGTTTTTTATTGCCCATCGAGCCCTTGGGCCGGGCGCATTCATGAGGAATTTGTAAGATGAAAACCGCCAAGCAACTGCGTGCCGAGAAGGCGCGTCTTGAACTTGCCGCTCGCTCCAAGCTGGCCGAAATCGTTGATGGTCTTGATGCCGACGCTTCGCGCAAGATCGAAGAGGATCACGCCAAGCTCTTGGAGGACATCCGCGCACTTGATGTCGAGATCACGCGCGCATGTGCGACTGAGAAAGAGCGCGCCAGCGGCACCGACCCGGTTGATCCTGCCGACGATGAGGATGAGACCGATGAAGAGAAGGCCAAGCGCATGCAGGCGCGCGCGGACGCTCGCGCTGGCAATAGCGTGCTGTCACGTTCGGTCGTTGCCGAGCTTGTCCTGATTGATAGTCAGGCGCGCGGTCTGGGCATTGAGCTTGCTCTTTCCGACGCAATCACGCGCGGCGAGAAGCCCGACGACATGCGCAAACGCTTGTTCGCCGAGCTGGCCAAGAAGTCCGATGCGCGGGGGCCACGTGGCACTGCAACCGGGCTTCAGGTCACACGCGATGAGCAGGAGGGCGTTGCCGGCGCGATGGAAGTCGCGCTTATTACCCGGCTGCTGGCATCGCGCGGTCGCGAGTCGATTGCCTACGATCCGAAGGGCCTTCGCGACAAGCGGTTCGCTGACCAGCATCGCAAACAGGCTGAGCAGTATCTTGGCATGGGTCTGGTCGATCTCGCCGCCGCCTGCATTGGCTATCGCGGGCGGGGTTATCTGACCTCCGCTGACGCGAACACGATTTTCGAACGGGCGTTTCACTCGACCAGTGATTTCCCGGCGATCTTTTCCAACGCGCTCAACAAGTCGCTGTTGTCGCGCTATGAGTTGACGTTGCCGACCTATCGGCAGCTCGCTGTTGAACGACCGTTCTCCGATTTCCGTCCGCATCCGCAGATCAGGGCCGGCGAGTTTCCGGCGCTGCAGCCTGTACCGGAAACCGGCGAGCTGAAATATGGGTCGTCTGCAGACAGCGGTGAGACCGTGTCTGTCTCGCCCTATGGCGTCGTGTTCAGCATCTCTCGTCAGATGCTGGTCAATGATGATCTCGGTGCCATCGACAACATTCTCGCCTCCGCTGGCGATAGCGTGTTGATCTTCGAGAACAACACGTTCTTTGCGATGTTCAACTCCAACCCGGTGTTGAAGACCGACAACAAGCCCGTGTTCGATGCGTCGCATGCCAATCTCGGCACCGCCGCTGCGATCACCGTCCCCTCGATCTCTGAAGGCCGCATGATGTTGCGGCAGATGCGGTCTTTGACCGGTCTGCTCATCAATGTCCCGCCGCGCATCCTGCTTACTGGTCCGGTTACTGAAACGGCCGCCGACCAGATTCTGACCACGATCACTCCGAACCTCACGACGTCGGTCAATCCGTTCTCTGGCAAGCTGGTGCCCGTGACTGACTCGAATATCACGGGCAACGCTTGGTACATGCTGACCGAACCGACGCGTGTGCCGAACTTCATCTATGGCTTCCTGAATGGATCGAGCGGCCCGCGCACGCGTACATTCGAACCGTTCGGTGTGCAGGGCATCAAGATCAGCCTTGAGCACGATTTCGGTGTCGGTGCCATCGACTTCCGTGGCGTCTACAAGAACGTCGGCGCTTGATGAATCTGGCCACCCTTCGGGGTGGCCATTTTTCGTTTCATCTCACTCTCATCAAGGAATTCCACAATGAAGAATCAAGTTTCTCCGGGCAACACGCAGAACGTGGTTGCTCCTGTCGGCGGCATGGTGTCGGGTCTCGTCTATTTCTTTGGCGCGATGTTCGGCGTATCTTCGAATACGAACGTCGCTGGTGATATCGGTGTCATCTATACACAAGGCGTGTTCAACTTGCCGAAGGTCTCGGCACAGGCTTGGACCGTTGGCGTTCCGATTTATTGGGACCCTGCAGCGCTACTTGCGACAACCGTTGTGACTGCCGCTTACAAAATCGGCGTGGCCACAGATGCAGCAGTGAATCCCAGCGCGACCGGCAACGTGCGCCTCAATTCGTCGTTCTGAATCATGGGTGTCGATTTCTCATCGCTGGTTTTAGCGCCAGCGATGAGTATATTTTCTCGGGTTGTGACTATCTCACCAGTGAAGTCACGTCCCAACGAAGCAGCCTATCAGGCTCGCGGGGTTTGGAAGGTCGATAACGTCGATATCATTCTGGAGAACGGCGGTCGATTCTCAAACCGCACGATCACTCTGGGTATTCGTCTTGCTGAATTCACCGTCGCGCCCGTCGAGGGCGACGGCGTTTCGACAGAGGTCTCGCAACTGCCGCTTGGATATTGGCAGGCAAATGTTGATCTGACTTTCCCTATCAATTTCGTTATCGATGATGCGTTTCCGGATGGTCAAGGCGGCTGTCTCTTGACGCTTAAGCGCATCACGCCGCTATGAGCACGATTGCAACTTACATTCGCGACGCCATCATGGTGCGTCTGAAGGCCGCCGACATAATGCAATGGGGTTCGGTTCGTACCTCACCATTCCCAACGCTTCAGCCCGACCAGCTCCCCGCGCTCGGTGTCTACTTGATGCGTGAAAACTATTCATCCGATGGTGACGGGAATGTTGGACCGCCCCGCTACATTGTTGATGCTGTCATTTCAATATCAGTCACCAATCTGCAGAGCGATCCGAACGCACTCGACACGTCCGTTGATAACGCGGTCAACGACATCGAAGAGACCTTGTTGTGCGATGGAACATTCATCGATCTTCGCGATCTCAACAACAAACCAATCATCGACTCGATTCCGAACATCACGCGCACGTTTCAGTTTCCGCAAAACGGCGAGACCTACTATCTCGAATGTCGTCTGCAAATGACCTTCCGCTTCATGTGCTACTTCGAACCGCGTGCGCCCAACTGGTTCAAGACGGCAAGCGTCGAGGTTACATCGCTTGAGAATACAGTGTCATCCGGGCAGGCCTCCCTTGAGATCACTTTGCCTGAAGGCAATCCACCACTACCAGAAGGGACCTAATCGATGAGTAAGATCACCGTCTATCCACTGAGCGAGAATGCACTGAACATCAAGCATCCTTCAGATGGTCCGCTTGTCGATACGGGCAGCGCTTGGAACAACGATGGTTTCACCGCGCGCATGATCACCGATGGCGCGATCACCGCCGACAAGGATAAGGCCTTCAAGTCCGAGAAGCCGAAACCTGATCTGAGCAAGCCGCCCGCGCACGCGACTTATCAGGACGAGAATGGGACCGAGCCGATTCCAAAGTCAGCCGGCAAAACATTCACTGGCCCTGACCCGGTCAAGACTGTGACTGCGCCAGCAACCAAACTGCCAAGCTAAACCTCATCCTTCATCGCCGTTCAAAGGAAACAACCGCGCACGTTGCGCGGCTTTCGGCGTTCGACCTTTTCAAACATTTCATTCGGAGTGAACGTAAATGGCGATTAGCACGACCATTCCAGCGTCATGGAATCTGCCGCTCTTCTGGGCCGTCGTTGACGGCACGATGGCGGGCAATCTTTCGGAAGCACAGCGCGCCTTGTTGGTCGGCCAGATGCTGACCACGGGGGCGAACAAGGGCACCGCTTTGCCGAATGTGCCGACTCCGGTTGGCTCTGCCGCGCTCGCTGGCGAGCTGTTCGGTGTTGGTTCGATGCTCTATCGCATGGTCGTGGCGTTCTTTGCCTGCAACACGACACAGCAGCTCTGGTGCTTGCCTGTTGCCGATCCTTCTGCTGGTGTTGCCGCTCACGGCACCATCACCATCACTGCCGGCACAGCCTCTGGCATGCTCGCGTTCTATATCGCCGGGCAGCTTGTCAGCATCGCGGTCGGATCGACCGATACTCCGACCATCATTGCCGGCAACATCGCGACGGCGATCAATGCCAACCTTGCCCTTCCCGTCACCGCTATTGCCGCTGTCGGCGTCGTGACTCTCACGTGTCAATGGAAGGGTCTGACCGGAAACGACATCACTATTATTCCGAACTATCTCGGTGCCTATGGTGGCCAGATTCTGCCGGTTGGCATGACCTTCACGGTCGCGCCGATGTCTGGAGGCGCTGGCGAGCCTGACATGGTCGCCGCGATCTCTTCAATCCAGATGCTCGAATTTGATTATGTCGGCTTGCCTTATACCGATACGGGCACGATGAGCGCTTGGGGAACGGAATACGGTTTCGGCACAGGCGGTCGCTGGAATTTTACGCGCCAGCAATACGGCATGGTACTGACGGCGAGCCGCGACAGCTACGCCAATCTGTTGACATGGGGTCTTGCTCAGAATTCGCCGGTCATCTCCACGATGGCGGTCGAGGTCGGCACGCCCTCGCCGGTCTGGGAAATTGCGGCGGCTTATGCGTCGGTTGCGGCGCTTGGCTTCTCTGCCGATCCCGCGCGCCCGCTGCAGACGCTGGAATTGCTTGGTATCCTCCCTGCCCCACTCGCGTCTCGCTTCATCCAAGGCCAGCAGAATTCACTAATCAATAGTGGCCTTGCAGTACAGGCCGTCGATCCCTCTGGCAATATGATGATCCTGCGTGAGCAATCGCAGTATCAGGAAAACAGTTTCGGCCAGTCCGATACGGCATTCGGGTTGCTCACGATCATCGCGACGTTGCAGGAGCTGCTACGTCGGATGAAATCCTCGATCACGTCGAAGTATCCGCGCGTCAAGCTCATCCCGGACGGCACCAAGATTGGTCCGGGTCAAGCAGCGGTCACACCGACTGATGTGAAGGCTGAGCTGATCTCCGAATTCGTGCAGGCAGCTTACGATGGTTTGGTGAGCAACCTGCCGGCATTCATCGCCAACCTTGTTGTTGAGATTGATGACAACAATCCGAACAAACTGAACATCCTGTGGCCGCCGCAGCTCGCCGGGCAGCTCCGTCAGTTCGACGTGCTTGCTCAATTCCGGCTGCTCTATCCGCCGATTAGCGCCACTTAATCCGCCTCCCCTCTTTTCAGATCATCATTGGAGTTTTGAATCATGGCGACCCCTAATCGGATCGGCGGCATTCTTTCGGTGCGCGTCGATGGCACGCAATACGAGGCGCGCGGTTCGTTTCAAGTCACGCCGTCGACCGTCAAGCGAACCGGCGTCGCTGGTCAAGATCGCGTTCACGGTTACATCGAAGAGCCTGTCGTGCCGCAGATCAAGGGCGACTTGTCTATCGGCAATGAGTTGTCGATTGCCAAGCTCGACTCCATCACCGATTCCACTGTTCAGGTGCAGCTCGCCAACGGCATGACCTATGTTCTGAACAATGCGTGGACGGTCGCTGGCTCTGTTGTCGATACCCATGACGGCAAGGTTGATGTCACATTTGAAGGGCTGGATTGTTCTGAGATGGTCTCCTGACCATGGCAGAAAAGAAAGACGAGGTTGAACGTCCGATTGAATACGTCCTGACTCATTCGATTCAAGCTTATGGCGAGGAAGTCAAGGTCATCAGGATGCGCAAGCCGAATGGTGGCGATCTTATCCGCGCCGGCAACCCTCTGATTTTTTATCCGCATTGCGAGCCTGTGAAGTTCGAGCACGATTACGCCAAGCTTGCTGTAATGATCGCGCGACTTTCCGATGTGCCTTCGTCATCTCTGTCGAATCTCTCATCAGAGGACATGGCCGGTCTTGCTTGGACGCTGTCACCTTTTTTTATGGCTCCGAACTAGACGACCTAGTGACAGCGGCTATCGATCTCGCTCTCGTTTACAAATGCGATCCATATATTTTCCTTGACAGACCGCTCGATGAATTGGCCGAGCTTTATCGCATCACCAATGATCGATTGAAGCAACAGATTCCGGAAAGTTGACGATGAGCAATGAATCGGAATTTCGATTAGTAATGCTAATCGATCCATCGAAGTGGTCGCCTGCTCAAAAGCAGATGATCAAGGACATGAAGGAATTACACGCCGCTGCTCAGAATGCTAACGCTCCCGGTGCCAAGGTCGCCAAGCTTCACGCGCAAGCTTATGAAGAGCTAAAAGGAAAGATCAGCAACGCGGCTGGCGCTATTCGCGGTGTGCTGTCTCCAGCGATGGCCGCGCTGGGTATCAGCGGTTTCGCGGCTGGCGAGGCGCTTGCGACGGTTGTTGATGGTATCAAGGAAGCGGCGAAGAATTACTATAAGCTGCAGGACGTCTCAAAGCGTGGTGGCCTTGGTATCGACGCGATCACCTCTCTCTCTGTTCAGTTCGAACAGGTTGGCCTGTCGTCCGAACAGGCTCTTCAGAGTGTTGCTGCGTTCGGCGAGCATATGGAAAAGTTCGCGCGCAATAGCCCTGCGGAGCGATCTAAATGGGCGGGTGCTTATGCCAATGTGATTGATGAGCTTGGCAACAAGATGAAGGGCAAGACACGTGAACAGCAGTGGGAAGCAGCGAAAGCTTTTAATCTAAGGAAAGATGTTCCTACCGATATCAAGCGGGACATCAATGAGAATCTGCTCGGCTTACCAACTCAATTCGCAACTATGACCAAGGAGCAATTGGACGCTGCCAAAGTGATCGGCGACGCGTACATGGCCGCGCATAAGGATAACCCCTTACTCAACAAGCAATCTCTCGACGCAATGAATGCGCTATCGTTGTCGGTACGTGGTCTGAAGGATGACTTTTTCCAGTCGTTTGGTTCGTCAACTATCTGGTGGATTGACCAGACTGCATCAAGTATTGCGGCAGTATCGAAAGCTATCAGAGAGCTTGGAGAAGGGAAATGGATTTCGCCAGATTCTGATCTTGGCCGTCTCTATGCTTGGTGGGGCAAGGTCACTGGTTTTGATAACGCTGGTTCTGGCGCGAACGCGCGAGTGAGCGCAGGGTTCGATGCCCTCAAGGCACAGTCTCCAGATGAACAGCAGAAAACGCTATACGATGCAACGTTGCAAGCGCTGAAAGACTGGTGGGCATCCACCAAAGGTGACGATGCTGGCGGGATCGAGCCGATGGGTGGCGGCGGCGGCGGTGGCGGCGGCGGTGGCGGCGGTGGCGGCGGTGGCGGCGGCGGTGGCGGTGGCGTTAGTGACGCTTTGCTCGCTGGTAGTGGGGGCGGTGCTGGGACGCGTGGTAACCGCAATAACAATCGCGGTAACTTGAAGTATGGCCCGCTCGCAAAGTCCTTTGGTGCGACTGGAGCTGATAGTCGTGGTTTCGCGATCTTTCCTGATCAGGCTTCCGGTGATGCGGCCCATAGCGCTCTTTTAAAATCTAACGCTTACAGCGGTCTCACACTCGATAAATTTGGCGATAAGTATTCTCAAGGAAATGCCGATTGGAAAAACACTGTTGGTAAAACGCTTGGGATTGGGCGCAATGATATTGTTGACAACAATGATCCACGGTTAGCTGGAGCTATTCGCACTGCAGAGGGTACGAATGGCGGCGGTGGTGGGATTCCATCTGATCTCATAAGCCGGGCACGTGAGGTCGCTTTGAAGGGCGGTCCCGGTGCTGTTCGGCAATTTATGGCTGCCAACGGATATCCGCAACAAGGTTCATGGTGCGGTGAGTTTGCTGCCAGTGTTGTAAAATCCGCAGGTGGCATTCCTCCGAAAAATCCAGCGATAGCTTCCAATTGGCGTAATTGGGGCACTCCGACAAACAATCCGGTTGCTGGTGATTTTGCAATACGGCGAGGTGCCAGCACCGGTTCAACTGGTTCACATGTGACTATGGTTGATAGTTATGATCCGACGACGGGACGTTTCGTCGGTATTGGTGGCAATCAAGGTAGCATGCGGAGTAATTTTTCTGCTCTTGGTCCACGTGGTTATGATTTTCGGCACAGTGGTGATCTTCTCGCCAACAATAAGGCGGCTAACTCCGTCAATCACACGGTCTCTGGTGATGCAAAACTCGATGTCTCTTTGGGCAATTTGCCGAAGGGTTCAAAGGTTGATCTGACTTATGGCGGCTTGTTCAAGGAGCACACATTGACCAGAGGATTCCAGATGCAAGAGGCGGCTCGCGAATAATGGCATCGCCTTGGCGTCTCAACCTTCAGCCGGCTTCTTATAATGGGGCCGGCTTTTTTGTTGATGTCGATGTCAAGGCAAGCGGTCGTCGGATCGCGTTGCACGAATATCCCAAGCGCGATATCCCGTATGCTGAAGACATGGGGCATCGTGCGAAGCGTTTTTCGATCACAGCCTATGTGATTGGTCCGTACTATGAGCAAGATCGCGACGCTTTGATTGCGCAGCTAGACGCACTTGGCAACGGCGTACTTGTTCGTCCGACGACGGTTGGTGATGAAACGGTCGTTGTTGATACTTACAGCGTCACCGAACGTCGCGCGCAAGGCGGCTATGCCACCTTCGAAATTGCATTCATTGAGGCCGGACAAGCGTTGTCAGCTCTCAAGGACACAGCCGGCGCGGTGAATCAGCAAGTGGATAGCGCGATGGCCGATCCTAACGTCTCTGATCTCTCACCAGTCTCACTGAATATGGACAGTAACACTCCCGGCTTTGTCGGTTCTGCAGTGGCGTCAACGTCATGACCGTGATGGCGAAGGCCGATCATGATGAAGCGATTGCGTTCACCAACATTATATTGAAGGCACTGCAGGCGACGATTTTCGGGTTGAGCGGCACGCAGGGTGCGAAGACCAATTTCAAATGTGGTAAGCTAATCGTAAATGGCGCTGCCGAACTATATGCAGGAGGGACATCTTTCTGGATTGCTTTCCAAAATTGTTTCGAGGCGGCACAGCAATCTGGCACGACATTTTCTGGTATGGACAGCGTTCGCGGTACTGCTACTGCGCTGGTCCCGGGCGGCGTTGTCGCAACTGCGGTGAAGAATTTCGCGATTCGGATGGCTCTCGCTGAACAGGCACGCATTCTCGCCGCGACAGTGTTTACTTCTCGTCAACAGATCGACGAATATTTTGACCTAATCGACATTGCGTTTGGTGAGGCCGAACTGGTCGCCGCAGACAACAAAGACAATGTCGCTTACACGGCTCTAGTTGGCATTCATGCGGCTGTCTCGACAGATTTAGCAACGCGCTCGTTCACTCTTCCTAGTATCGTCGCTTATACGTTTCCGTCTCGCATGCCGTCACTGTGGCTGGCCCATCGCATCTATACAGACGCGTCGCGCAATGACGAATTGATCGCACAGAACCGCCCGATCCACCCGCTCTTTATGCCTGCGGTCGGTACAGCGTTGTCGGGCTGACGAATGGCAACACCTCAAGAGATTTGCACCGTAACTGCCAACGGACAGAAGTACGACATCTGGGAAACGGTCGAGGTCTCACGCGTCTATCCCGTCGTGATGGATCATGCGATGCTGACTGTGTCCGAAATTTCGACTGCGGGCGGCGCTGGTTTTTCGAATCTCAAGCTCGCTCCCGGCGACGAAGCGGAGATTACGCTTGGCGGCGTTGTCGCGATCACCGGTTCAGTTTATCTCCGACAAGCAGCCTACGACTCGACAACCCATGCTGTTCAAATTGGGATAGCGTCTCAAGTGGAGGCAATTGTTCGAACGACTGTCGATGGCGTCCCGGGCCAGTATCTCAATCAGAACCTGCAACAGATTGCATCAGCGTGTTTTGGAAAAGTTGGTGTCAAGTTTTCAATTCGCGGTGCTCCTGAAGGGGCTGACCTCGTCTTCCCGCGCATTTCAGAGACCATCGGTCAATCCCGGTTTGCGTTTGTCGAACAGCTTTGTCGCTTGCGCAATCTCCATATGATTGATGACGGCAAAGGCGGTGTTGCTGCATTTCGCGGGCCGCAGGGTGACGCCGCACCCTTGCAGGAAGGCGTCAATATTCTCAAAGCGCGCGTGATGCTGAAGGTCAGCGAAAGCTCGGTCAACATCAAGGGCGTTTCTCAATTCTATCATCAGGGTTCGCAAGGCGCTGGCACGACGGCGAAGGGTACGACACCGTTGCCATTTCAACCGCACCCTCCCGGCAATCTTGATTTCATCGCGCCGAATGCGGCCGATAAGCCATCGTTACAAATGAACGTCAATCATGTGGTGGATGCGAATGCGTATTCGAGCGTTGACGGTCTGGTCACGGTTCAGGGCTGGTTCGTCGCCAGCGGCGATCTCTGGATGAATTACGTCGGGTCGAGTGTCACGGTGAACTCTCCGATGCTCGTTCCAAGCGGTTCAATGAAATTCATGATCAGGGGTGTTATTCATCGTCAGAGCAGCGCTGAAGGTTCGACTACCGACATTCTGATCACAAATCAGAACGGTTTAGGTAACTCTGAACGAGTTGAAGGGGCTAACCCAACACCATGAAATGGCTCGCTCCCGCTGATAGCGCTGACCGTCACGGCAACTCGATGTCGCGCATGCCAGTGCAGAAAGTTGACGATACAAAGCCTGTTCAGCAGCATTTGCTCCACGGCTTTGCCGGCGAACAGATGGATACGATTGAGCACATGCACCCTTATGGGTTCGTGAACGTGCCACAAAAGCCGACAGGAGAAGGCGAGAAGGCCGAAGGCGCTGAAGGCATGACGTTGTTCATGGGCAGTAATCGGTCTCACGCGATCAATGTCGCAAGTGGTGATCGACGTTTCCGGCTCTACAAGTTAGCAGATGGCGAGGTCGCATTGCATGATGATCAGGGCCATCAGGTCCACATTAAGCGCGATGGCGTCCACGTCTCCGCACCGAACAGCAAAAAAATCGTCATGCAGATCATGGATGACGACAAGCTTCCGCAAGATTCGAAGGCTGACGCGAACGGTGTGAAGCTCAACCAGATTCAGCAAGCTGGTCGACCGGCTGCGATCAACATGACGCTCGATAAGAACTCGCTCACGATCAATCATGCCAAAGACCTCGTCTTCAACTGCAATTCTTTCACTGTGAATGCTAAGGCCGATATCAAACTGGTCGCGGCTGGAAATGCTTTGCTCAAGGGTGTCGCGGCGACGCTGTACGCGACCGCAAACGCTTTCATCAAGGCCGTTGGCAATGTGAATTCCAAGGGGGCTGCCAATCTCGCAACCCCGCCATGGGTTGACGGCGCAAGCGATCCTCCAAACGCCGGATAGGATTAAGCGATGCCTGATGTTCGTCTCGTTACGGTCGACACACCAGACATCATAACCTTCGATTGGTTGCAGACTTCGACCGGCTTGCTTGATGAGACAGAACAACTGGTGTCTGCGATCATTGTCGCTCTCAACACCGATGCTCTGGCCTATCCGAGCGACGTTCTTCCGGACCCACGCAGCTCCGACCGTCGCGGCTGGTGGGCTGATCATCAAGCCGAAGCGATCTGGCAAGGCTGGCCAATTGGCTCATGCCTATGGCTGCTCACGCGTGCGAAGATCGTTGGGCCGGAGGCACGCGAAGGCGCAACTCTCGTCCGTGTTCAAAAGTACATCAAGGCGGCGTTGCAGCCGTTCATCACTGCAAAACTCTGTTCACAGATCACGGTCACGGCCGCTCAGGTCGGCACGCAGCGGATCACAGCGCGGATCATGATCTATCGCGGGCCAAAGACTGCAATCCAGCTCGATTATCAACCGTTGTGGATCGAACTTTCTCCCGGTTCCTAAAGTCATCACATCTGAAAGGTCGGCCACGATGCCTTGGGTAACTCCCACGCTGGAGCAATTGCGCGCGACCAATCGAAGTAACGTGCAAGCGAAATTGCGCTCTGGGCCGATGATTCCCAATAGCGTCTTGCGCGTGATGTCGGATTCGAATGCGGGTCTTGCCTATCTGGTGTTGCTCTATATCGACTGGCTCGCTCTTCAACTCATGCCAGACACCGCAGAGACTGAATGGCTAGACCGCTTTGCTTCGATCTGGTTAGAACAGGGACGCAAGACCGCAACTTACGCGACGGCCGTCGTTCAGCTCACTTCGATAGGCGCGATCTTGATGCCAGCAGGAACAATCCTGACCGGTTCGGGTGCCACCTCCAATAGTTTTGCCACGCGCGCGGAAACCATGATTGCAGACACTCCGACCGATGTCGTTATCAATGCTTTGTCATCTGGTCACACGGGACTGGTAGTAGGTTCAACGCTATCTCTTGAGACGGGAATTGCAGGCATCAACGGAAGCGGCATTATATCTTCGATCACTGACGGAATTGAAGCGGAGATCGATAACGAACTACGCGTTCGGGTTCTTGATCGTATTCGTCAGCCGCCGATGGGCGGCGACGCGAATGATTATGTCCAATGGGTCGAGGCTGTTCCCGGTGTCACGCGAGCATGGGCATCTCCACTAGAGATGGGTATGGGCACGATTACTGTCCGCTTTATGATGGATAATTTGCGCGCTGATGCCGCTGGTTTTCCGAACGCCGACGATATCGCTTCAGTGCAAGCCTATCTCGATACTAAGCGGCCGGTTACGGTTAAGGACTTTTTTGTCGTTGCTCCGATTCAAGAACCAATCGATTTTTCGATCTCGAATCTTGAACCTGACACAGCCGCAACGCGTGCTGCAATTGAGTTTAGTGTTACTTCGATGCTCCATGAAAGGGCAGCACCAGCCGTTTCAATCGATGGCGTATCGCAACCTGCACAGACGATCTGGGCCTCGTGGGTCTCCGACGCGATCCTAAGCGCTGTCGGGGTCGAGAGTTTCACATTGACGATGGCCGACCACGTTATGCCAAACGCCGGTTGCCTCGCCGTGCTCGGGTCAATCATCTATGACTGAACAATGGAATCAACGTAGCTCTAATGATTACGTTCAGGGCTTCAATAATCTATTGCCAACTGGTCCAGCATGGCCTCGCAGCCAAGATACGGTTCTGCAGAACGTCATCAAGGGCCTTGCTGATCTATGGGGCGATCCGGTCGAGACATCAGCAGCTAATCTGCTGACTATCGAGAGTGATCCTCGCACGACAACCGCGCTGTTGCCGGATTGGGAACGTGCGTTCGGTCTGCCTGATAAATGTCTTGCTGAGCCTCTTACTGTCGGCGACCGACGCACCGCGCTTGTCGTTCGTATGACGATGCTCGGTGCGCAATCACGTGCGTTCTTCATCGGTCTAGCGGCGGCCATTGGCTACACGATTACGATATCTGAATTTCGACCTTTCATGGTCGGCATTGATCGTGTTGGTGATAATCGCACGTTGGTTGATGGTGTTTACAGCGATTATCCATACGTTCTTGGCCCGCCAGACAATCGCTTCTATTGGCAGGTTCATGTCGGCCGCACTCGGTTGACTTGGTTTCGTGCGTCGAGTGGACAGGCCGGCGTTGATCACCATCTCAGAATCGCTTTGGCGACTGATCTTGAGTGCATGTTGCGCAGATACAAGCCGAGTCACACCGAGATTATTTTTGACTATTCAGGTTTGGAAACGGGTGGTGCCATGGCTGGTACGCCGTGACACTTAGCCATGGAGAATGCAATTGAAATACGTAGCTCCCTATGGCGTCGCTGATCCGGACGCGCCCTACATCAACGGCAATCCGTCAACCGGGACAGCCGGCTCGATTCCTCCAGCGGCGTCATTAGAGAACCCGCAACGTGAGATCGTCAACCTGATCACGGATGCTGGTTTGGTGCCATCGGACAATGATCTGCATCAGGTCGCGAAAGGCGTTCAAAGTGGAAGACTGATTTACGGCGACGACATCGGCGCAGCAAACCAAGTCTCTCTTGCCGTGCAGCCTCCCGTGACTGCTCTCACGAAGGGTATGCAATTCATCACCATCTTTGGGCATGATAACACCGGGTCATCTGCCGCGAGCATAAGTGGCCTTCCATTCGTCGAGATTGTGCATCCTACGGATCGGACACCGCTTCTGCCTCTTGAGTTGCGCGCGGGTTCGGTTGGCTGTCTCGCTTTTGATGGGAATAAATTTCAACTCGCATGGTCGAATGCGGTCGGCTCCGCACCCGGCGTTACCGGTGCGCCGGTCTTTCTAACAGCGACGCTCGACTACTATGTCGGTGGCCCCGGCGCTGATGATCTTAATGACGGCACAACAGCGGCGGTGAGCGGAATACATGGGCCGTTTGCAACCTTGCAGAAGGTAATGAACACTATCGCGAACTACAATCTCAACGGCCACAACATCAACGTCCATGTGTTCAGTCCCGGTACTTACGACGCACTTGGCTTGGGTCAAATGGCTGGTAGCGGCACGGTTTATTGGGTTGGCGATATCGCGACGCCTCCGAATTGCGTGATCAATGGAAATGGAAAGTCGGCGGTCGGCGCACAGAATTGCGGCAACAATCATTCGATGCAAGGTTTTCAGGTGCAGTCGGACGGCACCTATACGAACGAACCTATGTGCGGCTTCAATGTTTCAGGCACGGGCACATCGCTTCAATTACTTGATATCTCATTCGGGCACTGTAACGGTTCGCATCTTGGCGTAACGCAAGCTGCCGTTGTCTCGATGGGAAATAAGTGGATCATTAACGGCAATGCGCGGGGGGCAAATCCCGGCATGACTTCTGGTTGGCACATTTATCTCGGCACCAACTCGATCATTCAACCGAACGGCGGACAGCTTCCAATCCTGAACATCAATGGCATTTACGGCGGCTTGAACGGCGGTGGCTTTGTTAATTGCTACGCACTGGCGTTTGGAGAAGTTTGGTTCAACGGCATGTCTGGCGTCTCAAATTGGTCGGGGATTAAATACCAAGTGCAGGCGAACGCCATTCTTACTTCGCATGGCGGTGGCGCTTCCTACTATCCCGGCAGCGTCGCTGGCATCGCCGCATCAGGCGGCCAGTATTTTTAAATTGCGAGGAAAACACCGTCATGTATTTCAATGTGTTCAATTGGTACTGGATCGTCGCTGATAGCGTGACAGAAGTCTTTTCTAGCGCGCGCAGCATTTACGTCCCTGTTGCTGATGAGACTTATCAGGCGTGGGTTGCGGTCGGAAATTGCCCGACACGTATCGATACGGAGCACAATCTGATCGCAGTGCTGGCGGTGCAAGCGTCAGGTATTACCGTGCCGAGTCCCGATGGCTTGATCGCTTATGCCTCAAACGCGCGTTGGGTCAAAGAGGTCGCAGGCATCACGGTCAACGGCGTACTCGTCGCGACCGATGATCGATCCAAGCAGATGATTCTGGGTGCACGTGTCAAGGCTAACGCCGATAGCGCATTCACAACGCCATGGGTTGGGGCTGATGGTTCAATAACAGTGCTGACCGCTGCGCAGATCATCGCAATATCTGATGCCGTCCTATCTCATGTTCAGAGTTGCTTTCAATCGTTTGCGACGTTGGTGCCCGGCTTAATCGCCACACCACCGACAATTACAACGACGGCTCAGATAGACGCGGCATTCAAATGATCGTCGATATCAGCACGCGCAGCGATGCCGATTTTATTCGGTCATTCGTTTATAAAACCATTGCCGGCGTGCCAATCGATTTGACAGGGTCGACTCTTCACATGATGGCGCGCGTGAAGGCCGCTGACGCGACCGTTGCGCTCGACCTATCAACCGACAACGGCGACATAATCATTACTGACCCCACTGCTGGTACGTTCACGCTTAAAATGCCGCTCGATGTTCTCTCTCGTTTGCCAGCAAATGTTTATGAACAGTCCCTCATTCGCAAGCGTCCGGACCAGATCACAGAGGAAATTTGGCAAGGGTCATTGACGCACACGATTGGTCCAACGCGATGAGTGACATTACGGTCACGCTTCTTGACCCTGTCACTATCACAGCCGAGCCTGATGACGTCGTGGCAATCGTTTCGATTGACGATGTTCTGGTGCTCACCGTACCGGAGCAAGGACCAATCGGGCTCCAAGGTCTTCACGGAGACAAAGGCGATACCGGTGCAGGTGGCCAACAAGGCGACACAGGCATTCAAGGCATTCAAGGTATTCAAGGCATTCAAGGTATTGTCGGGCCGGTTGGTCCCAAGGGCGATATCGGCTTAATCGGGTTGCAGGGCATTCAAGGTATTCAAGGCATTGCCGGGCCGGTTGGCGGCGATGCATGGGCACTGCCAGTAGCGTGGGCGACCGGGATAGCCTACGTCACCGCGAGCCCCAAGAGCCTCGTAACAGTCGCCGGCTCGACCTACATCTGCGCCGTCGCTCATAACTCGACTGCGTTCGCGAACGATCTCGCCGCTGGCAAATGGTTGTTGCTGGCGGCAAAAGGTGACATCGGCCCTCAGGGCATCAAAGGCGACACCGGACCACCCGGCTCGGGCAACGCTTTTGCCCAATTCGAATTTACGGCGGCGGCTGGGCAGGCTGCTTTCAGTGGAGTCGATGCCAACGGCGCGACGCTGAATTACACCGCGCCATTTATCGAGGTGTTCGTCAACGGCTGGAAAATCAATCGGGCGGATTTTGTAGCGACGGACGGCACGTCGGTTACGATTGGAGCGGCGGCCCGGGCTGGCGATCTGATCGCCATCGTTGCATTTAAGGCATTCAATGTCGCCAACGTCCTACTCCCGGCAAATAACCTATCCGATCTGGCAAGCCCCGCAGTCGCGCGAGCCGGCTTAGCCGTCGCTAAAATTCCATCGTTCTGGACCCGCACGATCTTCTTGAGCGGTTCGGGCTCATACTATCCACCGTCATCGATCTCGCTTTGTTACGCTATCCTCGTCGTCATGTGGGGCGGCGGCGGACAGGGCGGTGGTGGCGGCAGCGGAGCGCAAGGCGGCAACAATGGCAGCAACACAACATTCGGCTCGATGGTTGCCGGTGGTGGTTCTGCCGGGCCAGCACCGGGCTATGGACCTAATGGCCCTGCAATCGCGAGTGGCGGTGATATCAGTTTGTACGGCAACACCGGCCCCGGCACATGGGGAGCTGGCGGTGCTCAAAATGTTTTCTATGGTGGTGAAGGTCAGCCGGGGCCTCGCGGTGGACGAGGCTATGGCGGGTGGACCGGAAGCGGCGGAGCTGCGCCGGCTAATAGCGGCGGCGGCGGCGGCGGTGGCGGTTTCCCCGGTTATGGTCTGGGCGGCGGTGGTGGTGGTTCCGGCGCTTACTGTGAAAAACTGTTCGTCAATCCTACTGGTTTTAACTACGCGGTCGGCGCGGGAGGCTCTGGAGCAGGTAGGCCAGCGAGTAACGGTGGCTCCGGTGGCGATGGCGGCAGTGGCATCATAATCATCGAGGAATATTATTGATGCTGCGTTATGCAATCATCGACTCAGCGACCGGCATAGTGCTCAACATCGTTGAGTATCAAACAGCGCCAAACAATCCACCACCCGGTTTCGAGGTCGGGATTATCGCGGTGGCGACCGAAGTTGCCGATACACGCTGGACGTGGGACGGAACGGCGCTTGTGCCGCCGCCCGCAATCGCGCCGCCGCCGAGCAACGCTTACATGGTCCCGCCTGTCATGGTTGCTGCCGCGTTGGGCCAAGTGGTCACGCCGGCGAGTGTTGATATCTCAAACCCAACAGGCACCGGCCTCTTCAACATCGTGGCAGCGATGTATATCGACGTTGGCGTTTATTGGTTCTTCTTTAACGTGACAGAGCCTGATGCAAATTATTTTGCGATCATCACCGGGACGAATGGAACGAGCGTCGCAATGACGGATCATGACATCGATTTTTTCGCTTTGGAGGCGAAAGATAGTGCCGGAAACCCAAGCGATCTTCTAGCGCTCAACGTGACAATCTATCGGATCGCCAAATGACGGAGAACACTGCAATGGCCAAATTGATTTGCTCGAAGATTATGATGGGCGAGGATACGCTTCTGAACCTCACGACCGTATACGGCGCGGTTCCAACTCTGATCAAGGTCACGCCCGGGATCGGCAAGCCGTTCTGGTATTGGCCCGCCATCGCAGGGCTCAAGCTTGTCGCCTGCGATTTCACCGGGGCACCGATCTCGACTGATGATCCGGTCGTGAACAAGGCTTTGATGGATGCAATCACGGTCAAGTGGGAGGACGTTCTGATCTTTGATCCGCCCTACGTCGCGCCGACTGTGTGATTTGATGACATCGCTCATTCTCGCCGCAGCCCTCGCGCGAGCACAGCCCTACGACCCTCAGCTTGCGAGCATCATTCCTCAGAACATCCAGTATGACTACACGTGCGTTCTGAGCGATGCCGGCAAACATCTGTTGCACCCAGCGGGAGATGTCGCGCGCCAGTGGGTCATCAACACCAACGCCGCTATTCCATTTCCAATTGGAACAGTTCTGACTTTCGTCAATCCCTACACGAGCGCCATTGTCACGATCAACAGCAATGGAGACACCGTGCGGCTCGCGGGCTCGGGTGCGGCTGGCCCGCGATATTTGGCCGGTTGCAGCATCGCCACCGCGATTAAGATCGGTGCGACGGAGTGGATTATTAGCGGGACCGGTTTGACTTGAGCGGCGTTCTGTCTGCGCTTCTATTAGCAGGCGGAGTGTTCCACGACGGCGTTTCGCACATGGTCTTTCTGACGTCGGGGTCGTCGTGGACCGTTCCTGCCGGGGTCACGTCCGCACAGGTCGATTGCATTGGCGGCGGGGGTGATGGCGCTGTCTATAATGCCGGCGGTGGTGGTGCTTGGTCGAGACATCCATCATTAACGCTGACGCCCGGTGGGGTGATCAACTATCACGTCGGTATACCCGGCAATACGAATACATGGTTCGATGGCACCACGTTTGCTAGTGCGTCTGTTGGTGCGCAAGGTGGGTCCGGCAGTGCTGCTGGAAACGATTATAATCGTCCGAATACAGCGGCAACGCTTGGCTTTAGTGGGGGTACTGCAAGCACTGGCGGCTCACCGATTGGCGGCGGCGCTGCAGGCTTCCATGGTAATGGAGTTGCTGCAGGGGCTGGTGACGCTGGTTATGGAGGTGCAACTGGTTACAGGGGTGCTGAGTATGACGCCTCTCACGGTAGTGGCGGCGGCGGGGCCTATAACGGAGCTGGCGGTTTATATGGTGGTGGCGGCGGTGGAAATAGTATGGCCGGAGCTATCGGCCTGATCGTACTCGTCTACACGACCTAACTGGTCGATCTATTATCAACCAAATTCGGAGATTGCCGATGTTGCGTCTACTTTTCGCGATAGCAATGCTTTGCGTTTTTTCTTTCGGTTGCGCTGAGGCGCGCAGCCATCGGCACCATCACCATCACCATCGTCACCACCAAGCTATTAAGACTTCTGTTTTGCATCCGATGTGTAACATCACGATGCCATGTGATGTCAGACCGAGTGCGCGCGTGCGCGGGTCATTTGAAGGCTTCCACCAAGTTGCATCCGTATCTTACGGTTCGGTCTCACGCCCGATGCATTACATCGCTGGTCGTCTGGTCTGTGCTCTCAATGTCAACGCGGCTCTGGCCGAGCGCGGTATCAGGGGCACAGGTTCGGCGCTGGCGCATTCGTTTGATCGTTGGGGCGTGCGAGTATCGACTCCAGTCCCGGGGGCGGTCGCTGTATCGGATCGCCGGGGCGGTGGTCACGTCGCTATCGTGTCGCGCGTCGAGGGCGGTCACGTCTTTGTCTGGAATGCGACCGGCCGTCACCATGGTTGGTATGAGGTCGATTACACCAACAGACAAGCACGCTATCGTGTTGCGACTTCCTAAAAGAGGGGCGGTCCCGGCTTGCCCGCGAGCACGAGTTGAAGCCAAGTCCGCCCCGCGCATCCCGCTGGGTCTAGCACCCGCGAGCCGGGACACTTGGCAAAGATGGGGGACAAATCCCAGCCTCACCCGATGTAAATCTTAAAGTGAAAACTGACAGCCGCGCAAGAGGGCCGGCGATCCAACGATGGGTGATTCAATGGAAACTGTTAAAGACGAAACCGGCGCTCCACTGGTTTGCTACGGCTGTGCCCATAGCATGGGGGCCGGTCAGGATGGCAGCGAGTATCCGGGGCGACCAAGCGGCGAGCGCCCGTGCATGTTCTGCACGCGTAATCCGGCGCAGGTCGCCGATCTTGCTGATGTTCAGGCACGTTTTCCAAGGTTTGTTTCGCCACGCTACGACAATGTGCCCGTGCAGAAAATCCCGGACGATCAATACATCGCCACTTCTCGCCTGCTGCGTGACATTCCCCGTGACGTTCACGTGATCACATGAGACCTATTGACGTCATTCATCAGGTCGCGCCGAACGCAATGGTGCCGTACCTTGCGGCGTTCAGCGCATGTGATGCTCAGTTCGTCGCGGCCGAGATCACCACGCCACTTCGTGTTGGCCACTTCCTGACCGTCGCATTGATGGAAACCGGTGGGCTCACCATCACGCGCGAGAACATGAACTATAGCGCGCCGCGTCTGGTGCAAATCTTTGGCCCGGGGCATTCGTCCGCGTCTGTGACATGGGCGGAAGCCAAGGTGATTCAGCATCATCCGGAGATGATCGCCGAACGCGTCTATGGGCCGCGTACCAAGGTCGGCAAGGAGCTTGGCAACACGCAACCCGGCGACGGCTTTCGCTATCGCGGCGGTGGCATCTTCCAAACGACTGGCCGCTTCAACTACCGGATCATGGGCGAGCAATGTGGCGTGGATTTCGAGGGGCATCCTGAATGGGTCTTGTCAGCCGAACACGCGTTGAAGCCTGCAATCGGCGAATGGACTCGTGGTCATCTCAACGACTACGCCGACAAAAACGACATTCTCTCGATCTCTCGCGTCATCAATGTCGGCAACGCACAGACCAGCAAGATTCCAAACGGGATGAAAGATCGCCACGAATGGTTCAACAAAATCTGGCCGATAGTGCGCGACAATCCACCGACGTTTAAGACGGAGGTCGCTTGATGCTACCGATCTCAAAAGACCAGCTCGATGGCCAGATCAAGATTTTGGTGGCGTCGCTCGGCACCGTGATGTCGGCGGTTGGCATTGTTAACTATGAGAAGATCGGCGCGGTGATCGGTGCAATCCTCACCGCCATCGGGCCAATCGCCTACATCTATGTTGCGATTACGCTCTACGTCAAACTATCGCGTGCCAACATCATCGCCGCTGCTGCTCAACCGGTTGCGCCGGGCGTCCCCGCCCCCATCATCGTCTTGCCGAAACAGGAATCAGCGCTCGCCGACAAGCTACCCGAAAACGTCACCGCTTCGTCATAAGGACACTCTAATGGCAGATGACGACAGGATGGAACGGCGGGTCAGTATCGAGCATCCGAATAATCAATTTGATATGCGACCAGTGCCCGACCCGACCGTCTTAACTACGCAACAGCTCAGTGTTGCTATCGATAGCTTACGTGCTCTGTTTGAAGTCCGCTTGTCCGGCATGGACAGGGCCGTCGATATTCTGCAATCGATGGCCAATCGATCACCGACGATTGGCGAGGTTGTCTCGAAATACGAAGAGCGTGCCCAACAGATCGATAAAATCATCAGCTTCCTGATGGAACAGGTGAAAGGTCGGCATGCGGAGATCGCGGAGGAAAGCAAAAACCTACGCGAACTAATCGAAGGCAAGTTTAGCGTGATCGGCACTGCCTTGAAGGGTATGGACGCGGTCAGCGAACAACGCTTCATGCGCGTCGACTCGCAATTTATCGAACGCGACAAGCGAGCCGAACAACTCGCCGCCGCGTCCGCTCTTGGTCTGACCACCGCCTTGTCGGCACAGAAAGAGGCCGCAGCCGAAACGCAAAAGTCCTCATCGGCTGCGATTGCGAAAAGCGAAGGCTCGACCGCCGAAAGCATCAAGCAACTACAGACATTATTTCAAACCACGATTGCCGGGTTGAGCGCACAGGTGCTTGACGTCAAATCGCGGCTCGACAAGGGCGAAGGCAAGACATCGATTTCCGATCCGGCGACGATGGAAACCCTTCGCGCGTTGAAAGACCTTACGGCCAATCTCGCGACCAGCCGCGACGGCACCGTGGCGGCCTCCGCTGCCAAGACTGCGCAGACCAGTTTCATCATCGCGGCTGTCGTCGCGGCGGTGTCACTCGGTGGGTTGGTGCTGACATTCGTCACGCGAAACACGGCGACGACATCCATCGTGTCGGATGATTACAGCACGGTGCAGAACAGCCGACAGACGACGGATTTGCTGCAGCGTCTTGAGCAACGCCTTAACGCCTTGCAGCCTGCAAAACCATAGGGTCGCACAAATGACTCACGCAATGAGTGATGCACTCCGCGCGCGTGCGGCCGAGAATACGGACGAACTCATCGCGCTCGCCGCCGATGAACTCGACCGACTAACCGACCTAGCGGCGATCATCAATCAGCGCTTCGATGCGTTGGACCCGACCATCCAAACGTTAAAGGACAAACTCATGGCTCTCGACCAAGACGTACAAGACGCGATTGATGCAATCGCCCTCAACACTTCCGCGACCGATTCGGCGGTTGCTGCACTCGGGCTGCTATCGTCTAAGGTCACCGATCTGCAGGCACAGATCGCCGCGATCCCGGCCGATGCTCCGGTTGATGCCGAAGACAAGGCCGCGCTGGTTGCTGGCACCGCCAATCTCAAGGCGGCGATTGCCAAGCTGACCACGGCGATTCCGGCTGGTGTCGTGACCCCGACCCCGACGCCAAACCCGACTCCCACGCCAAACCCGACTCCGACGCCCGTGACTCAGGTTCCTGACCCGGGCCTGACCACGGCGGCGGCCGATGCCCTCATGGCGTCGAATGCGGCCACCGCTGCAGCCCTAGCCGCGCCCGCTGATGCGGGTCTGGCGTCTGCGGCGGCCGATGCCCTCGCAAAGTCGAATGCCGCAGCGGCGGCGCTCGCTGCAGCTCCGCTGGTCACTGTCGATCTGGTGGCGCTGCAGGCCACGGCAGACGCGGACGCGGCTGTTGCCGCTACGGCGGTCTCTGCGGCGGCGGCTTCCCCGGGGGATACGACACTGGCGCAAGCCGCCAGCGACGCACAGACGAAGGCCGCAGGCTCGGCGGCGGCCGTTCTGGCGGCGAAGCCTGCCCTTGGCGCGGCGCTGGGCCGTTTCAAGAGCGCAAATCCGGCCGCTGGTGCCCGCTAAGGCCTGAAAGTTCCCCTTGCCCGGTGTCATGCCGGGCAAGGGGTTCCATCCTGCAACGGCAAACCCAAAGGATCGATCATGACCACTGCGGTTAAGGTTCACGTCAATGGTCGCTATCGCGCGACGGTCGAGCAAACAACGGCCGATGGCACGAAGCTTGATCCAATTGTGGTCGAGGGCAACTACGAAGGGTCTAGTAACCCATCTGGTGAGCATATTTTTTGGCTGCAACAAACGGCTTCATCGACTTTCAAAGTCACAGAGGAATATCTCGGGCAAGGTTGAATCATCATGATCTATAAGCGCGGCAAAAAACCGTCCCGACCATTGCCGGCGAAAGCCTTCCTGTTCAAATCTGTGTTCAATCCCGCCAAGCTGCCGACACCTCCAATCAGGTTCGGGCATCAGGGCTTGATGGGCAAAGAGCCATGGCACATGCTCGGCAACGACGAATACGGAAATTGCGTCTGGGCCGCCAAGGCTCACATGCAATATCTCTGGTCGCTACTCGGTGAGAATGAGCGTGTGAGGATCACGACGGCTGACGTGCTGTCGGACTATGCAGCACAAACCGGATTCAGCGCCGACAATCCCGACAGTGATCAGGGCACCGACATGCAAGCGGCGGCCGAATATCATCGGCTGGTCGGCATTCGCGACGCGCGCAATATCAGGCACAAGGTGTTTGCCTACGTCGCGCTGGAGCATGGCAACGTCAACCAGCTCGCGCTCGCGACCTATCTGTTCGGCGCGGTCGAGATCGGGTTGAGCCTGCCGGATGATTGCGACGATTTGTTTGAAGCTGGCAAGGTCTGGAAAGTATCCGACTCGAAACCGTCGGGCGGCCACACGGTCACCATCGTCGGGCGCGATGAGCACGGTAATTTCATCGCAGTGACATGGGGCAAGCTCCAGCACATCGAGCCGGCGTTCATCGCCAAGTACATGGATGAAGGCTACGCGTTTCTCAATTCAGAGATTCTGAATCTCAAGGGGCTATCGGCTGAAGCCTATGACAAGGTTGCGTTGACCCGCATGCTGTCACAGGTTTGCACGTCGCTTCCCGAAGAGGACGTCGCGGCTGTCATCCCTCCGGATGTGATCGCGCCGCTACTGACGCCTACACCCGTCACGCCTCCAAAGCGACGCGTTCCAAATCAAGCGCAGTACGATGTCGCCTTCGACGTATTGCGCGCGGCCGTCGATAAGTCCGGATATGGCTGGGCGTTGTCCGATGCCAATCTCCGAACCTACAGCAACGCGGTTACTGAGGGCGTGGTTGCAGCCGGGAGTATCTGACCCATGCCGCTTTTGATCCTGCTTATTCTGGTCGTGCTATTGTTCGGCGGTCTCGGCAATTTCGGTGGCGGGCCGTTTTACGGCACCGGATATTACGGTGGTGGTGCAATTGGCCTGATCATCATCATCCTCGTCGTGTTGCTTCTGGTCGGCCGAATCTAACCAACAACAAAGGAGTCACAATGAAGATCATTCGAAGCCTCGCCATCGCTGTCGCGCTTGCATCCTCCACGCTGGCGGGCTGCGTCACGACCACTGACCCGGTCACGGGTGCCGTCACCTCTGGAGCGCCGACGATGGCGGATGTCATCGCTGCCGTGCAGGCCGCCTGCACCACGGCGTGCAAGTTCGTCCCGACCGCGACCACCATCGCCAACATCATTTCGGCCGGCAATCCCGGTGTCGTCACCGCGACCGCGATTTCGAACGCGATCTGTTCGGCGATTGCGCCGGCACCGGTCTTGTCGAGTGGCCCGCTTCATCGCGGTAACTTCCGCAGCGGCATGGTGACTGGCGTACTGGTCGACGGCTGGGTTGTTTCGAACAAGTACAGCGGGACGTCAACTGTGCCCAAGGTTTCCGGCGTCCCGATCCGGGGCACCTTCGTCAACTAACCGAAACGCTGATATGAAAACGCCCCGTTGCCGATTTGGCAACGGGGCTTTTTTGCGTTTGGAGTCTCAAAGACCTTTCGCGATAATGTTGTTGATGGTCCTCACGTAGGTTTCCGGATCGGCCTGTCCTTGGACATCGACGAACCGTTCGTAGGTTGGCACGTCGCTGACTTTGTCGTATTGGTCCACGTCGTTATCGAACCGGACAATGTATCTTTCATCCATGTCCATGATTTCGACGATAGCGGCCATGCCCTCGATGATCAGGCCTTTCGATGGGGACATTTGGAAGATCGTCACACGGTCACCAAGGTTGAATGTGTGTTCGTTTTTCATGGCGCTATCTTCTTTCCTCCCACGTGCGCAATCTTCATTGGTTCCGGGTCTCCCATCGGACGAGTGAACCCGCCCATATCGTTGACCGTCGTTTTCTCCGTGCACTTATAGACGAAATATTCTTTCGCCTTGCCGTGCCCGTTCTTGTTCATGTTGGCAACGGCTTCCGCTTCCGACTTGGCACTACGACCCCAACCATTGTTATTTCCAATTGCGATGAACCACTTTAACGGATCATCAGGATTGTTGGCCATGTCAGCAACAAGCGCGGCGTTCGCACGCGTAGTTGTGCTCTTCGTCATTCGTTGTTCTCCACAATTTCAAACAGCCCGTCGAGTTGGATGATTCCCGCTCGACAACTAACTGTAACACGTGTGGCCATGCAACTGCTGAGCGAGCTGGAGTCGTCAATGACTTAGCTGTCGATCTCGACCGCAATCATTGAAGAAAATAATTTCAGATTCTGCTTTTAGTGATCGAGCTAACTACGCAACTCGAAATGGAATGGCCTACCAGCCTTTAGCGTCAACGCGTTTGCCGATGATCCATTGCTTGCCGTCGTGACGGGCTTCGAAGAATCCTTTCAGATCGCCATTCAACGCGCGTAACGTTTCTTCAGTCAATATCTGTTGCTGTAAGCCGATCCGACCCTTGGCATAGACCAGCGCAGGTTTGAATGACGCATTTGTTGCGATTGGCATTTGAACTTTGACAATCATGTTTCTGACCTCCCTGCATTTAGAAACGGCGGTGCTTTCCCGGACGACTACCCCGTCAGCACCGCCGTCCCCTCTTGGCCGTGTCCACACCAAACGGCCTAGAGCCTCGAATTTGAAACGGCGGTGTCAGTCTTGGGCTGGATCAACCGAACACCGCCGCCCCATTCCGGTCCCGCTTCGCTTGGGGGGCCAATGGCAGCGGGGAGCTGCCAAAAGACGAGACCGGGAATTTCAGTCAACCAAATACAGATCAGGCCTAATTCTTTCGCGCGGAATGCCCAAGACTCTTGATACTGCATTGACATGTTTCGCAGGGACTCGCTTCCACATCCACACGGCTGCTGTCGAGAGATTGCAGATCGCTGCAATTTTCGCAGAGAGTCCGCGTTCACGTCGGATTAGATCATTTATCTGCAGATCGGGCGGCACTATTCTACGCGCCGGTTCAGTCGAAAGTTTTTTTAAGCTTGGCAATACGATTCTAGTGACACCGGATAACTTGTCGAGGTCGCGAAGTATCCGACCTAAATAACGTTCGTCAACTTGAAGTCTTAGTGCACTCACTTTATCCATCGCTGACCTCCGAGTACATTCTTGGCGATATCGCCAACGCCCTTGATGACGTGTCGCATACAATGAGCGCTGATGCTGTCGAGTGTGATCCCGCCGGCCTCCAGCAACATCCGCGCCTTGTCTAAATCAGGTTCTGGAAACACCGTCGTCGGGTACGCGTTCGACCATTGCGCGATTTGCTGCAGCGCTTCCTCATAGCCTTCGATGTTGTTGATGGCGTTCATGATGTTGGTCGCCGTCGCAAGCGCGCCTTCGCAACCAATCAAGATGAGCTTGTCAGTTTCTTCATCCATTAACATCGCGGCTTTGTCTTCTGTATATTCTTCAGGGTGCGGTTCGATTCTGAGTTTCATTTGACGATCCTCATGGCCGCCGTCCGAGACTTCGCAGAAAACGCCACGCCGCATGCGTGCCTCGATCAAAAAAATTCGCCGGCAACGGTGGCAAGATATGCTCTCGCGTCGTTGCCCAATCGGTCCCGCCGCATTGCGGACACGGGAAAGGCGTCGCGTCCGGCGAGGCCGCCATGTTTCGAAAACGAGTAGCAAGTTGACGTTCGGTCGTCGCCGACCATGATTGGCAATAGGCGCATGTCATACCCATGTCTCCACGATCTTGGCGTCGTCGCCGGCTTGCCGCCGAAGGCACGCTAGTTGAAGATCAACCTCCATGACGTGACGAATTTTCTCAAGGTCGTCGGATATGACGACGGTCGATGTCGGGTCTATGCCCTTGCCACTGACATCGAACAGACGCGCGACGTAGCAATTCGGGAAGTCTGTGGGGTGGTCGTACACCGTCCACATCGACAGGCGACCGGCCTTGGTAATATCCTGCATCCTTGCATGTATCTGTCCGATCTCTGCCGGCGTCATCCCGCATTCTCCATCGCCGCCTCTGACTCTTTCGGCAATCGCCGCGACAGTGCCGGGCCGGTCAACCGCTCGATCATCCGGCCATGCTTCCAATACTCCAGTGCAATGAACGGCAGTTTAGGCCGCGTGTTCATGTTGCGAAAGACGGTCTGACCAGCCGAGCAGATCGCGATGAAAATCTCTCCATGCGGGCGGCCGGGCATCATGGTGGTGTCAATCGTCACCGCAATAATTCCAGCCTTCCGTAAATTTTCTTGCGCCTGCTTTGCTTTTTGCGGGCCGATCTCTCTGACGTAGTGCGGCGCGGCGAGATACGGGCACGCCTGCAGCGCATAGTGACTGCATTCATAGTGCATCGGCGGGTCGATGAATGCGCCGTTCGGGTGGAATGCCGATAGCGAACCACCGACGAACCAGCGACCACGCAACAACCGCTTGCCGCACAGCGAGCACAGGTCGCGCTTGATCGACTCCTGTCGAATACGTTCGTCGTTCATGGCGAAATGCACGGTGCCGCTGGTGTCGATCACAACGCCGTACGGAATCGCATAGCCGCGCGCATCAACGTTGAGATGGCGCATACGTTCGGGGATCGGGATCGTGGTCATTGGATCAATCCGGAATCTGGCGAATGATGTAACTCATGCCCGGCCCTTCATCTCCGCTTGCCCCTCGAATCTCGCAATAACCTCACGCATCATCGTGGTAACGTCTTTCCGGTCGCCATTCGAGACGTAGTTGACACGACCATCGGTGTCTCCGAATGGAGCGATGAGCAAAACGAACGCTGTCTTTCTCTGCTTGCCCTTTTTAGGACCATTGAAGTATGCATCAATGATCGACGCGAGTTTGCGCATCTGGTCGACATACTGCTGCTCTATCTCGTCATCTTGGGTCATGCCGGATGCCTGTTTGCGATTCGTAAAAATTCGTGCTCGTCCAATTCGATCATGAGTTTTTGCGCTAGGAGTTGATCTCCGAACGGCACTTGATCTGGCGCGCAATGGCCGCACAAACGATGGGTCACTCTATCATCGCTCATGACATCGACGTTCCCGACGACGCTTTCGCGATTGCCACGGATTCGATATTTGGTTTTTGTTCTCCCGCCCCATACGATGAACCAACCTTGCAATTCAAACATGGTCCGTTGCTCTGGTGTCAGGTGTTCAAGTAGTAACTCGCGCGCGCGCTGTTTCGCGGTGTCATCGATCCGGTGTCGAATGATAGCCGGCGCAGCGACTTCGAGCTGTCGCTGTCGCCATCGCGCGTTCGTCTCCAGCCTTCGTTCGACCCGCTGTTGCATTTCCTGATCATCACCAAACCAGTACACCGGCCACGGGTTGGTTCCGATAGTTGTCGGCGTGTACCATGCCGTTGTCGCCGTCGAGTTGGCCGCCAGCCAATAAATCGTAGTCGTCGCCGATGTCGTCGTTGCAACTTGGCTGGTGGTCCAAACCCATGTATTCGGAATCAGGATCGGCATCAGAGATCAGCCGCCGCGTAGTTGCGGGATCAACATAATCTTGGTAGCGGTCGGGTCGAATTCCTTCATCCGCGCGCCTTGCTGATCAACTCCCTCGATCCGAAAGGCGTGATAACCCTGCTCTGCCATGGAGTCGAACGTGTCGCGCGCGTGCTTTACTTCAATCGGAACAGTCGGATTCCACGTCACCGTCATGTGTCCGCTGGTGTCCATCACGTTCATCACATGCTGATTCATTGCTGCCTCTCCATTCTTTCGATAGCGGTCATCTGTGATCCGCATCTGTTGCACTTCGCGAAAGGGTTATGTGTTCTTACAGAACGATCATCGTTGCAGACTCGACAACGATAGGTCTTTGTGCCCGGTGTTTCCTCCGTTATGAAATCTTGTTTGATGGCCGCCGCGACAACGGTCGCCAGACTCGGCACCGTAATCTGCTCGACCTTGTACCAATGCTCATTGCGTTGGACGTCCTCCCAGACGCGCATGCCGATCCGTCTTGGATCGGATTCTCCGGAGATCACGACAAGCTCTGTGTCGCTGTTTGATGTCAGTTCGAAATGCGCGATGCGCAAGCCGGCCCAAGTCACACCGTTGACCGGCGAGTAAATCCACCAGATTTCGCTCATGCCGCATGCTTTCGGTTGGCGACGACACGCAAGGCTATGCGAACGCTTTGGGCAGTACAGACAATCGTGCTCTGATTGTGCGTCCAGTTATGGCGGATGCGCCAATTCGTGCGGCAACCCTCGCACAGCTCTTGCGCCCGCGCGATCAACGCCGCGATCTCCGGTGTTTCCGGGTTCGGTGGCAAATGATTGGGGCGCTTGCGATGTCTCAATCTCATAGCGGGAAGCCGCCCTTGAACGCTGCAAATGTCTTCTCAACGCCTTCAACAAACGCCAGCGCAATCCTGTACTCTATGAAATCGCCTGTGATGTCACCGGTTGGACCAGACCAAAGAATTTCAACGCGCCATCTGCCTGTCGGCGTTCGGATGATCGATCCGATCACTCTGTCACCGGTCATAATCAAGATATTGTCGCTGTTGCTGGCATCGGTGAACCAACCGCTGCTCACACCGTGAAATTCTTTCGCGCGCGGTCCAAGCGTCATGATCTCCACCCTTCTTTCCATGCCGGCTTTTGATCCCATTCCCAAGCGCCATCCCTGAAGATCATCGCGCCTGTGAAACTGTGATCGTACATGCAATGCAACTTGTCGCCTTGCTCTGGAGGCTTGGTTGCGTCGCTCTCCATGAACCGACAGAGCGTTGCTAGACAACATCGCATCAGGCCGCCCGGCCGCACGACATAGTTGACGCGCCATTCTTCCACCATTTCGGTTAGCTTTCTCGAAACATGAACCAGTGAGTGCGCTTATCTGGCGCATCATTGCATGGATTAGGTGTTTGCCCGCCGAGTCCAAAGTTCGCCTTGTTGATCGAGCGCCATGGTTTCCCGGGAAAGATGCTATCGGCGTAGCTCTCAACGTCATTCTTTTCCATCATGTTCGGCGCGCAGATCGAACATGTGAAATCACCAAGGGACGCGAAGACCCATGGCTCATCGTTGTCGGGTGCGTGCCGGCTCTTATGTTGGATACTCACCGATCACCATCCATAGCCGTGCTCAAGCCGGCCGAGCGTGCCGTCTCGTTTAACTTCGCGCCAATACCAGAAATTTGAAAACCCGCCTTCAGTCCAGAGATGGCCGTCAACAATTTGCACATAACGGCCATCAGGATGCTTGACGATGTCGCCGACCTTCATGCTGGATGGCCAAATGTCCGCGACGATATCCTTGACCCATTGTTCAACAGCCATCACGCGACTCCTTACACAACGCTAAGC